GATAAAAGTCCTGGTCATCCGTGGTGTTCAGAGTTAAGCCTATCTAAAAATTGGGAAGTTTTGGAAAATTATCCAGATTTTAACAAATTAGTTAAACATTATTGGAATCAACCATTTCAGACCAAGAATTTTGGAAAAGCGGAATTTAACAAGGTGAAGAAGGTAAAAGCGAATATGCCTAGGGGTGTTCAAGGACATCCCTTACATAAGCTTATACAGAACGCGGCCGTGTTTTCTAACGTAATTAATGCAATGCACGAAAATTGGAAGAAATCTCCTGTCAAATATAGTTTTTCCCCTGGAAATCCGGGCAATATTGAAAACCTGGTAGAGACCTTAGGGAAAGGCAAAGTTTACGAATCTGATAAAGAGACGTGGGAATATTGCTTACATGAATATATGATCCAACCACTTATTGATATAGTGACTGGATTAGCGATTCGTGGCAGTAATGTATCAGACGAAGATGAAGCTAAGTATTTTGCAGATGTAGCTCTATGTGTAAACCAAGCGTTGAGGGATAAGAGAATTCGTTGTAGTAACGGAACAGTCCTCAGACCGATAACAGATGGAACTATGAGTAGTGGATGGTTATTCACTATTGATGGTAACTCAATTGAACAAATATTTATAGATACATTGATTTGTATTATATTAGAAATGACAGATGAGGAGATTTTAAATAATCCCATCGTAGCGGGAGGTGATGATGTTTTACAGAGTTTTAAGAATGAAGTTAATATCTCAAAGTATGAACAGACAAGTAGGGATTTAGGAGTTCCAGTCAAGCTAATCGAAAAGAGTAGTTTTGATGGTTCTTCCTTCTTTTCTAATAAATTTAGTTATAATAAAAATTTATTATGTTGGAAGTTCACTCCAGAGAGATTTACTCGCCATGTATTAGGTATTCAATATACCAAAAATGGTGATCTTCCTGATGCTCTGTGTTCTCATATGCGCAATTGGTTTTGGAGCAATCCGCATTACAGGTTCTTTCAAGATTTATATATGAAACAACATGAAAGTAATGCAGAGATGTTTCCATTAGCAGCTATACCGTCACAGATTAGTCTTAAAAATAAACAAAAAGGCTATGAAAGTGGTTGGTAAGCGACATGCAACGACCTAGGTAAGTCGTTAAAAGACCGAACTCCTATTGTTCATAGTAGACAAAATAAATAAAA